TAATTGACAGGGAAACAGACCCTAATAGCAAAGGCACAGCCCGACGCCTTGCTAAAATGTACTATAATGAAATAATGGCAGGTAGATATGACACAGCACCAGACGCAACAGCTTTCCCCAACGACACGCAAGACCGTTACGAAGGTATGCTGGTTGTTCGTTCTGAGTTGCGCTCTATGTGTAGCCATCATCACCAACCTGTGTCTGGTGTTGCTTATATTGGTATTATTGCTGCCACCAAGCTCATCGGATTGTCCAAATATACAAGAATTGCCCAGTGGTGTGCCCGACGAGGAACTCTCCAGGAGGAACTTTGTAACGACATTGCCCGCGAAATTAGCAAAGCAACTGACTCAGAGAACGTAGCAGTTTACATTCAAGCAGTACACGGATGCTGTGAGAATCGCGGCATTATGGCACACTCATCATTGACTCAAACTACAGTACTAAAAGGTTCATTTAAAGATGACCCTGCTACTAAGAAAGAGTTCTTTGACAACATTAAACTTCAACAAGAGTTTGCACCACGATGAAATATATCACTAACAAGTACGACAGCATAAGATTACCATATGCTGAGGACTTACTAGAGTGGCTTCAAGCCACTTACCCTGCCTCAAAATATCAAATTAAGGAGATTTAACATGAGTGCTATTACAACTAAATTGCTTAAGGCAAACGAGAGCTTTACTATTAACCGTTATGACAACGGCTTTATGATCGAAGTTGGCGGACGCGACGAAAATGACGATTGGAAAAATGCTAAAGTCCTTTGCAATTCTGAAGAAGAACTAATCGAATTGATTCGAGAAACATTGTCTCTACCACTATCAGAGTAAGGAGAACACTATGGCTACCTGGACTGTTAAAACACACTACAAGAAATCTTGCGAACAACACGAACACTATGTTCAACGTGAAGGTAATGGACGGGTTCTTGTTAAGGACGGATTCCGTTTTGCAGAATTTACTGTAGAGACTACCGACGGCAACTTCCCAGAGTTCGACTTCATTGAAGTACCGGGTGGCGATGGTAAAAGAGATAGCCTAGACATGTATAGCCTCGAAGGCAACAATATCGAAAGCTCAGAACTAGTCGAAATGTATGATGGCGGTTGCTGGGGTGATATTGAAATCGAAGGCATTGAGGATGACGAAGAAGTTGAAGAGCTCGAGGAGTTCATTAACGAAAACGGTGCATACGCATTAGAAGACGAGGGCGATTGGTATCTTGAAGATACCGAAGTGTATGTATGGGGGCCGTTGTCTGTAACAAATGATGCTACAGGCGAAGAACGTATTATCATTGCTGACGAAAATGGTAATGTAGTTGACTTTGAGGAATAATAATGCCTGTATATCTAATTAAACCTTTAGAAAAGAAAAGCATTGTATGGCATGTAGAAATGTATCGCAACAATGCGGACGGGTCTATTAGCTGGTTTAATCTGGACGAAACATTCCGCTGGGGTCAAGGCTTTATCGAAGAGGATATGGACTGCAATCTTCCGTGGGAAGGCGATCATGTAGCATACACTAAAGCAGATGCAGGTTGGGGTTGCGAATTCGATGACAGTATTAATATTGAAATAGAATTTAGTGACGACATCACTGAAGAAGAACAAGAAGCCATCCGTGAAGCGTACTACGAAGGCGGTGCGGGTTGGCTGTTTGACGGAGAACATGAGTGGCAAGAAGAAGATACTGCCGTTCATGTATATGCGCCTTACCAAGTTAGTCTATGTGAAGACGACGGTACTGTTATCGAAGAAAATGTCAAGCTCAAAACAAGAGAACAGATTTCAAAAGAAATTAAAAATATGCCTAAGTGGCCTTTTGCAGATGCAATTGACAGCGAAGGTGGGGAGACAGACTAATGGATACTGCAAAAGACATAATGGATCATTTTATCAGCCGTGCTAAGAACTTACAAGAGTTCACAGTATGCACTAATGTTCCGCATGATTTTAGATTTAACGGAGTTGTTCCGTTTGATATTAATATTAAAGACGAAGAAATCGAAGCTAAAGTATGGGCCATTGATTTTGAAGAAGCTGTAAATCGGCTCGATGAATGGTTAAACACATGTCGCTAACTCATAATCACAAGGTTAGAGGATTACAAGTAATAAATCACCTACTACTATTAGTCGGAGTGGGATATGTGATTAATACAGGCAACGTTAACTTGCTATGGCTATCATTAATTACCTACTGCATTACTGGTATGTTAGGTGTCAACATTGGCCTGCATCGACTGTTGAGCCACCGTAGCTTTATTACATATCCGATTATTGAGAAAATCTTAAGTTTGATTAGTGTTATTACCACAATCGGTAGTCCGCTAGCATGGGTAGCTGTTCATAGGCAGCATCATCGTGCATGTGAAACACTTACAGACCCACACAGTCCAATACTACTGGGCAACTTTAAAGCATGGTTCGGTATATGGAGTTTGTCAAATATCAGTCCTAGGTTGGTTAGAGACTTGAGGCAAAACGAGTTTCAAAGATGGATTCATAAAAATTATATCTTGATTATTGCATTGTATTGTGCTATACTAATTGCAATTGATCCATTGTTAGCTATATTTGTATATGCTATCCCAGCATGTCTATGTTTGCATTCGACTAGTGCTATTATTGTTATAGCACACAGACACGGTTATAGAAATTATGACTTAGGGCACGATCAATCTAGAAATAGTTGGATAGCTCACTTATTAAGTTTAGGTGAAGGATGGCATAATAATCATCATGCAAAAGCATGGATGTGGAAACAAGGTGAGAAATGGTGGGAAGTTGATCCGCCAAGTTGGGTAATAAGATTAATTATGAAGGATAAAGATGAGCAAAATAAAAATAGCTGAATTGTTTTATTCAATTCAAGGTGAAGGACGGTACATGGGTGTGCCGTCTGTTTTCTTGCGTACATTTGGTTGTAACTTTAAATGTGCAGGGTTCGGTATGCCTCGTGGACAATTAAGTGACGAAGCTAATAATGTAGATCCATCTAAGTACAGCAAATACGAAGAACTTCCGTTAGTTAGCACAGGTTGCGATAGCTACGCTAGTTGGGATCCTCGCTTTAAGGACCTTAGTCCTATGATGACTAGCGACGATATTGTTTATAAAATTAAAGATATTCTGCCGCACAAGCAATGGTTTAATGAGCATCTTGTAATTACAGGCGGTGAACCTTTGCTCGGTTGGCAACGTAGCTATCCAGACCTGTTAGAACATAATGACATGTTAGGTTTGAAAGAAATTACTTTCGAAACAAATGGTACTCAGAAGCTAACTCCAGAATTTAAATCCTATTTAAACATGTGGGCTGGCCGCATTGATAGAGAAATTACATTTAGCGTAAGTGCCAAATTACCATGTAGTGGTGAGAAGTGGGAAGATGCTATATGTCCAGAGATTGTTCGCGAGTACGAAGAGGTTGGTACAGCGTATTTGAAATTTGTTATTGCTACTGAACAAGACTTTGCAGACGCCGAGTGTGCTATTGCCGCGTATACTAAAGCCGGCTTTAAAGGGCATGTTTATCTAATGCCAGTAGGTGGTGTAGAAAGTGTTTATACACTAAACAATCGACGTGTAGCAGAACTAGCAATGAAAAATGGTCTTAGATACAGCGACCGTTTACAAGTGCCGCTATTTAAAAATGAATGGGGAACCTAATGTTAAAGAAGTTTTTTAAAAAGATTACAGGCTTACAAGCCTTAGAAGATGCTAAAGCACAGGCAGAAAAAGAACGGACTGAAGTTTTGGCTAGAGTAGAAGAAGCCAAAGCCCAAGAAGAACAAGCCAAACGTGCCGAAGAACAAGCCAAGATGACCCCAAAAGAGCGTGCAAATGCATTGGGAGAACCTTGGGTAGCGGTATTAGATACTAAAGTAAATAAAGAAAATGTAAGAAATGGCTTTTTTGAGCTTGACTGGAACGAACAATTTGTGCTACAATTGAAACAAGCTGGATACGGTTTTGATGGCGATCCAGACGAAGAGATTGTAGACCGTTGGTTCAGAGATCTAGCAAAAAACATGCTAGCCGATTCTGGATATGATCCAGAACGCAACGGATCTATGGGTTATATTAACGTAAGCAAATTAGGTGGCGGCAAAGCCTCAGTTGAATGACACACATTATAGTTGACACAGCAAATACATTTTTTCGTGCTAGACATGTAGTACAAGGTTCAAGTGATATTAAATTAGGTATGGCTTTCCATATTACATTTAATAGCATTAAAAAGGCATGGCAAGACTTCGGCGGTACTCATGTAGTGTTCTGCCTTGAAGGTCGTAGCTGGCGTAAGGATTTTTACAAACCCTACAAAGCTAATCGTGCAGAAACCCGCAGTGCAATGACAGTTAAAGAACAAGAAGAAGATAAACTGTTCTGGGAAGCATTTGACGAGTTTAAGAATTTTATTACAGAGAAGACCAACTGCACAGTAATGCGTCATCCTGAATTAGAAGCCGATGACTTAATTGCAGGCTGGATTCAAAATCATCCAGATTCTAAACACGTGATTATTTCAACAGACGGAGATTTTGCACAGTTGATTAGTCCCACAGTTAGTCAATATAACGGTGTGGGTGACTTACATATTACACACGAAGGAATCTTTGATGCCAAAGGTAAACCCGTTAAAGACAAAAAGACAGGCGAGCCAAAGCCAGCACAAGATCCAGAGTGGATGCTGTTCGAGAAATGTATGCGTGGTGATACCAGTGATAATGTCTTCTCGGCGTATCCAGGTGTACGTACTAAAGGCACAAAAAACAAAGTGGGTCTTACTGAAGCGTTCCAAGACCGTAAGTCCAAAGGATTTGCGTGGAACAATCTCATGCTTCAGAGGTGGACCGACCACAATGGCGTTGAACACAGAGTCCTAGAAGACTATCAACGTAATGTACAACTATGCGACTTAACAGCACAACCCGACGACATCAAAGCTAAGATTAATGAAACAATTATCACTAATGCTGTACCTAAAGATGTAACACAAGTAGGCATTCGTATGCTCAAGTTCTGCAACACATGGGACATGAAAAAGATTGCCGATAACATTCAGTCTTACGCAGAACCATTTCAAGCAAAATATCCAGAATCTAAAATTACAACGTAATATGCTAACGTCGAGATTATACAATCATATAGAACAAAAAGTAGATAAAGAAATGGGCAAATCTGTACCTCCTAAACAGGAGAGCAGTAAGCGCCCACGTCCTCAAGCATTTTTAAAACACAAACAAGAAAAGGCATTAGGAGAAGATTAATGACAGAGATAC